AGGTTTGTGGTGGGGGCTATGCTTTACTTTTGGTCAGTCTTGTGGGGGGGGGTTAGTTCTCTTTTGTTCAGGGCCTAGTGACTTGTGCCACAGTGTGCCTGTGCCCACCATACATGCCGCCGGGCCGTAACACCTTAACCCTTAGGCCAGGTGCTTATTTTACTGAGTCCTCTGTTTTTATTATTACTACATATATATATAACTATATATAATATATATACTTATATATGTATATACTTAGAAACAAGGAGACTGAGACACTAAAGGCTTAAACAGTCTAAGGCGTTACGGCCCGATGGGTAATACGATGAGCACAGGATTACTCATCACAAGTCACTACATCACAAAGAACTACAACCTGAATAAAAGGTTTAGGTTTCTTTTTTATTTTCCTCTGTTATTATAAGTTGGAGGGATTACTCTGGGTAATGGTGCAAGGTCTATTGCCCCCCAACCCCCCAAATTGAGTTTAGGTAGAAGTTTTCAGGCAGGTATAAAAGGCTGTAATTTTTGGCGTGTTAGAATGACCGGGAATGGGGTTATAATGGATCGGACGGGCAATGTGTCGTGTTTTTGGTTTTGTGGGCAAAATGGCCCGGTTTTGTGCGAATGCGGGGCGGTTTTGTGCAATGCCCTACGTAACGGTACGTAGCATGGCCCCGGTGGGATGGTAAACTTTGGCGGTTTGTGGGGATTAAGAAAAGTCAAATTTTGACTATTCTGCCTGAAATAGTAGTGGATTTTAGGCAAAAGAAAAAGGCCAGGGGTTTAGCCTGGCCTATCCTTGTTTCCCCGGTCCGGTCATGTTTTGTTAGGTTATTTACTTTTTGCCTTTGCCCTTGTCGGGAACTTCGATTGCGTCAATCTTAGCCTTAAGGTCATCACTGACCTTGATAAGGCCAAGTTTAATCCCGACGCGAAGGGCAGTAATTTCTTCCGTGGTGTAGGTGGCAAGGGTGGGAAGGATAATATTGTCCTGCGTTCGCGGTCCGGTGGCATTTGCACGCACCTTGCCCACAATTTGGACCTTGCCCGTTTCCGTAATGATGAGCCCCTTTTCAACGGCTTCATCATACGCTGCCCGCATTCCCGCGATTTTGTCACCAACGGATTTTTCCGACGCAACCTGATCGGAAAGCCATTGCTTTGCACCGTAATAAACCAAAACGGTTTTGTCCATTTTGGAAACGTCGTAACTTTCCGTTAGTCCGTCGGGAAATGTGCATGTAGCAATGTCACCCGATACACGCCATGTGGCCTTCTTCCGGTCTTTTGTCTCGGTCTTTTCCATGTAATTCTCCTTTTCGATTTATTTTGGAGGGGAAAAGGCCGGAACGGGGAAACGGTATTTAATTGTCAATGAGCATGTTGTTTGGTTTGTTATAATGCATACCCTGTGCCAACATTACAACTGATTGATTTTGTTACGTTTTCCCAGAATGCCCATTAATCCCGACCCGATGTTAGGCAAGAATTGTCGGATTAAATTGTCAATTCTTGACAATTCTCCCGAAAAGAATAATAAAAACAAATGGTTAACCCTTCGACGTTTTCGTCGTGCGTTTTCGACAGTTTTGTCGCGGGATTTGGTCGGGCGTCGAGTGGGATTGGCGTGTTTCGGGCGTGTTTAGCTTTGCGTTTTAAATTCCCGATCCGTGACTAAACCATTTTCCCGGCTCATTGTGGTGGGAAGAAAACAATCCTTTCCGCTGGCGACACCACCCCCCATGAGCCCCGGCACGGTACTGATGGATGGAACAGATGACATTCTCCCTCCGCAGATAAAATTTAAAGCTTTCTTCCCACAGGTAGAGTTTAGCAAGGGAGAGGGGTAGGGCAATCCCTTTCCTTCCCTCCTATGAAAAAAGTAGCCTTCCTGTGAAATAAAGCTTGACAAACTGGAAAAAGTGTGGTATGTGGAAAGGGAAAAAAGGATAGTGTGGCCTAGAGCTGTTCTGGCAAAAGCAAAAGGGATGAGTAAGATGGGAAGAGGGGCTCCTCAGAAACAAGTGGACTTGAGCGTGCTGGAAGATATGCTCATGGATCAAAGGCCCCGGAAGGAAATCGCAAAGGAGTTATGTGTTCACCCCATCACCCTGGGTAAGATCATAAAGCGGGCCAAGGATAACAAGACCATTCTCTCGGAGTACAGGACCCTGCGTAATCTGCACTTGACGGAAATACAGGTTGCGGTGTTGCAGGCCATTACCCCGGACAAAATTGAGAACGCAGATGTGAAGACCCTCATGTATGCTTACAAGATTCTGAGGGAAAAGGAAATTGAGGATGATGGGAGGGACAAGGAAGAGTTAAAGGGGTTGGTAGCACATCTGCTGCACTTGGAAAGACTGGAAAGGGAGTTGGGGAGGACGTTGTCTCCTGATGATATACAGGATGCGGAGTTTGAAGAGGCAGGTGGAGAAGAGGGCAAAGGGGGAATGAATAATGCCCCCGAACCAGGGCTGGACGTGATGGCCCTCCCTCAGTTGCCTGACCCGACGGGAGATTAGAATGGTTTGCTTTAAAGGATGGGCGGGGGAAAGAGGTATAGTCAATATAGAGAAGCATCCCTTCTCTGATAACGTACTACCTTTCACTGCCATTAACAGGGGGTTTAGGACATCTGACGAAACAAATGATGAGTTGTGTAGACGCAAACTAATACTTACCCCCACCCACCCTTTTAAGGATCTGAACTAAGCTATGGATTATCTCCGCATCAAAGATACAACTCCAAGGGCAAGTGCAAAAGGTGCTATTCATATTACTGTTGAAAAGGCTCCTGTCCACATCCTCCGTTCCATTATAGATACTTCAAGAAAGCATGGTGTTGACCCTTATGCTGCTTTGGCTGAAGCATGGAAGGAGACAGGGTTTTCAACTAATCAGGGGCAAGTTGAAACCAAAACAGGAAAGGTTGTGCCAAGGTTGCCACGGTGGGCAATCTGGGAAAATCCTATGCAGTACAATGTAAGGGACCTTGCTCCTAAGACTAATAAGTATGATCATCTTACTCCCGAAGAAAGGGAAATGAAGATGAGGTGGCTTTCTGAACAAGCTTTCAATAAGAAGGTTGAGAAGGATATAGTTACCCACCCATTGTTTAGAGGCATTGACAATGAAGCTGCTAGGTTGGAAAACATTCCTAAGGAACAAAGGGGTGTCCCTGAGTACGTAACTGATAAGAGGTTCAATGAGGCGCGGCGCACGGCTCTGAATAGAAATGTTGTTCAGAATTCATTCATTGAGGGTGGGATTAAACAGCTTTCTAGACTGATTGAAAAGAACCCTGGCTCTCTTGAAAATGCTTTTGCTCGGTATCGTGGTGTCGGGCAACCTGCCCGGTATCATGGCAGACACGTTATGGAGTTGTATAATGCTTTGAAACGTGATCCCGGAGTAAGGTCTCTTGTTGAAACGGGGGCTGTAAAATGAGCGTAGTTTCCAGAATAGCTAGCAACCTTGCAAAAGAAGTAGTTCCGACCTTTGAAAAGGCAGTGGTGGAACAACCTGGGCTGTTCTCAAAGTTAGCTGAAGTAGCAGACAGCATGATTAGGCAGACTATGCCTGCAAGTCAACTTGGAAGGACGTTGTTGAAACAGCACAGGGGTGTGACTAAGGATGAGTTCACTGATGTGTTGGGGGGAATGAGTGGAAAGGTTACAAGACCTCAGGTGAGGGAGAGGATTAGGGAAAGAGGAGTTAAGGTTGAGGATGTGGTGCTTCCTGAAAGTTCTGCACTTATGAGTGTGAGAGAGCAAACTGGAGAACATGCTCGGGGAGTAGCACAATTTTCTCAGTACGTCGAGCCCGGTGCAGTTCCTGGGAGTTATAGGGAGATGTTTGTGACGGCTCCAAGAGGAGAAAAATTATCTGCTGCACTTGAAGCAGAACGTGATAGTCTTGCTGCTCGCTTTAATCAGTTATCTCCTAAAGAACTTGAGAGACTTCAGAATATAGTAGACAATGTTCATGACAGATGGAATGATGGTCACACCGCTTACTCCGACATCCAGAATCCTATCGTGAGGATTAGGTTTAATGAGAGAGTAGTTGATGCTCCAGTAAAAACAAGAGTCTCTTTTAACCCAAGTACACAAGGTTGGCATGTATATAATGAAGCAGGAAGGGATATTGCTGCCTTCGTAAAAGAATCCGAAGCACTTCATAAGGCTAATGAAATTAACAGAAGGTACGGGGGCAAAAGAATTCTCTTTGTAGAAGAGATTCAAGGACCTAACAAGGAAAACCAAGAGAAAATGCCCGAATCCCTTCGCAAGAGAATCTATGATATAGGGGTAAAGAGAATCCTTGCTTACGCAAAGGAGAATGGTTTTGATGGAGTTGCTTGGACGTCGGGGAAGATGCAGGCGGATAGGTATAAGCTGGCAAATGTTATAGATAAAATAATTTGGTATGACACGCCAAGTAGAGGGGGAGCGGAAACTAAACGATTTGTAGATGCTGTTGCAAAAGATGCTCGTGGTACTATAGCCTTCTATATAAACAAAGAAGGAAAAATTACTAACGCGAATAATAGTAGGTTAATTGGAAAGACTATTGATAAAGCTATTGGGGAAGAATTAAGTAAGAAGGTTCTCGCAAGTAGTAGTGGCGAGTTGCAGGGACTCGACATCGAAGTCGGTGGCGAAGGTCTTAAGCGTCTTTACGACGAGACTATCCCCGGACTGATGAAGAAGTATGGGAAGGGGGAAGTTGGAAAGATCAAGGCGGGTTATAAGCAAAAAGTATATAATGCTGAAGATATTGAACCTGGAATGATGGAAGATGTAATTATCAGAGAAGGAGCAACTCCTGCAGGGATCGAGGATCGAACTCTTGGAGAAGTTCCTTATATCCCCATTACCCAGAGTACGCCCTCTCGCTACCCTCTGTATGCTATTCTTCCCGCACTGTTAAGTGCATTAGAAGGGGAGGAGTTATTTAAGAAGAACCAACCTGCAAGGCCAAGGGGCCTGTAGTGGAAAGGGAGTGTGTGAAGTGCAAGGCAAAATGGGGGCTACAAAGGCATCATGTGACGTACAAGCCTGTGAAGATTGCCCTGCTTTGCCCCCGTTGCCATAAGGCAATTACCTTGCTCAACACTGTGGTGGGGCTGGAATATAAGACGCATAGGAAGTGGAAAGTAGAATACACAAACGTGGTTAGGCTGGCTGTTTGGTATGGGTTCTTGAAGGGTAAGGGTTGAATGGAAGGCTTTAGTCCCGAAGTGCATAACAGGATTGCGAGGAAGCTCTTGGAGTGGAGGAATAGCCCCCTCCAATTCGTGCTTGACTGCATCCAAGTTACTCCAACGGATCAACAAGCAGAGTTACTTCATGCTATGCGGGACAGCAAAAGGGTGTCTGTACATTCTGGACACGGGGTAGGAAAGGATGCCTGTGCCGCGTGGATCATTCTCTGGTTCCTTGTAACAAGAGCCTTTTCCCGTGTTGCCTGCACTGCTCCGACCGCTCATCAATTGGCCGACGTGCTCTGGTCTGAAATAGCTAAGTGGCTTCGGAAGTCTATTCTGGCCGATGAATTTGTCCATCAGAAGGATAAGATTTTTCACAAGTCTGCACCTAAGACATGGTGGTGCAGGGCACTGTCTGTCAATGTAAGAGATTCCAAAGAGGCACAGGCTGAAACCCTGGCCGGCCTTCATGAGGATCACTTGTTAGTAATTGTTGATGAAGCTTCGGGCGTACCTGACCCGGTGTTCATTCCCCTTGAAGGTGCTCTGACAAAAGAGGATAACAAGGTTCTTCTTATAGGAAACCCGACGAAAAAGTCTGGTTATTTTTACGATACACACTATCATGCTGAGAATAAGAAGGCATGGACTAGGTTGCAATGGGATGCTAGGAAAAGCTCCAATGTTGATCCTGCCTATTCTGACTATATGCTGAAGAAGTACGGGGAGCAGTCTAATACTTTCAGAATTCGTGTTGCTGGCCTTCCCCCGTTGGCTGATGAAGAGTCACTTATCCCCGCGTATGCAGCTGAACAATGCATCGGTAAGGAGCTGTATGTGGCTGAAGATGAGCCCCTGTATCTGGGAGTTGATGTGGCACGGTACGGGTCTGATGATTCTGTCATACTGCCAAGGGAAGGTAACTTGATACTGCCCTGGTCGCGGTTTAATGGAATGAACACAATTGACCTGGGTGGCCATATTTTAACAGAGTATTCTGATCACGATGCAAAAGGCTGCGCAATTGATGTTATAGGGGTGGGTGCGGGGGTAGCAGATTGGCTCCAAAAGCATGGCCTTTCTAACCTGTTCATGGTCAACGTGGCAGGAGCAAGTAGCAGCATTGAGAAGGCTGATAGGTTGAGGGATGAGTTGTGGCTCCGTGTTCGGGACAAGTGTTTGATGGGTCTTTACAGTTTCCCCGATGTGAAACACCCTGATGATCAGGAATCCCTTGGAATGCAGTTGGCGGGGGAATTGAGTTCTGTTCGTTATGCTCACAATCCTCACGGGGGGATTAAGGTCGAGTCAAAGAAAGAACTTAAGTCTAGAGGAATTGCAAGCCCGAATATTGCGGATGCCCTCTGTCTGACTGAGTACTTTGCTAATGTATCTACAAAGGTGTTTAGGAAAAGAGAACCTACTAAGGTTTATGTTATGAGAAGGCCCATTATGGGGAGAAAGATACGTAGCAGTCAATCATGGATGGCAAACTAGGGAGGCTTTAAAATGGGTAAGATTGCAGATTATATCGCGACTCAGATGGGTCAGGATGGGGGGCAAGTTCAGATGCAGGCTCCTGTGCAGGGACAGGGACAGGGACAGGGTGCTCCTGAAGTCGATCCTTTGATTGACACAGTGGCTAGAAAGATGGCTGTCTTCGAAGGCAGTCCCGAAGAAAAGTATTCTATCTTTGTTCAGCTTTTCCCTATGCTCATGAATGCAATGGCAGAAAGGGCTGCACAGGGACAGCAGGGTGGTGGCCCTGTCCCCGGTGTTGAAGGTTATGAAGTATCAGGTAATGTAGGCGGGCTGAGGTAAGGGGAAATAAGATGCCTGTCAAAGTCGCAAAGCTCCCTAGTGGCTCTTACAAAGTATCTACCCCCGGTGGGGTTAAGGCCAAAGGGACTACTAAGGAAAAGGCAATGAAGCAAAAAAGGCTCCTCTATGCTATTGAGAATGACCCTGACTTTGTGGTACGGGGTAAGGGTAAAAGGGCAAAGAGCAAGATTGCTCTACCCCGACATTAACGGGAGAATTGTCAAAATTTGACACGGGTGCTGGTATGAATGAAGTAGATACTTCCCCGATTGGAACTGCTCAGACAGGTGATACTACGCAGGAAGAAAAGGATCTTCTTAACCTGTTGTTGGAGTGGTTAAAGACAACTGAAAGTGCTACGTCTGAGAATAACTGGAGGACGGAGGCACAAGAGGACTATGACTTCTATGCAGGGAAGCAGGACACACAAGAAGTGCTTGACTTGTTAGAGAGTCAACTGCGTTCTGCTACTGTGTACAACGAGGTAAAGCCTAAGATAGATATGCTCATAGGTCTTGCTTCGCAGAACAAGCGTGCTCCCATGGTGTTCCCTGTTGAAAGTAATGACGAGTCTCTGGCTGAAGTAGCAAATGGGGCATTTAAGCATTTTCGTAGGACGGCGAGGGTAGGAAGGAATGAGGTTGAGTGCTTCGAGCACATGGTTAAGAGTGGTCGGGCCTTGCTGCATTTTTACATTGGAGGGGATGATCCTTTTAGTCCTGAAATTCTGAGTAAGAGGATTCATGGAAGGGATTATTGGCTTGACCCCCTTTCTGTTGAGTATGATCTGTCCGACGCGAGGTTCCTCTTCGTTGACAAGTATTTTACGAAGGAAGAACTACAGTATTATTTCCCGACTCTTGATCCTGATGAAATCAAAACTATGTCCACGAACAACCCTGGTAACCCATCTTTTTTCTCCCAAGAAAGGGATAAGTACAGGGTAACGGAGTGCTGGTATAGGAAAGTGGAAAAGGTTTTCTGGGTTATGAACCCCCTTACCCAGCGTAGTGAAGCCCTCCCCGCAAAGGAATATCACTCCTTTATGAAGAAGATTAAGGATGGTGCGCCTATGCCCGATGGGACTGTCCTGAAGAAAGAAGACTTCCCTGCAATAGAGAAGGTTCGCAGAACTGTTCACTATGCTATTTTCTCTAACACGAAGGTTGTTTCCTATGGACCTAGCCCTTATAAGCATGGAGAATTTCCGTATGTGCAATTTGGGGCTTATAAGGACGATGACGAGAATAGGTGGTTCGGGGCTATTACTATGATGAAAGATCCCCAGAGAGGGATCAATGTTATGAGGAGACAACTCCAGCATTTGCTTCAAACTGCCCCTAAAGGTATTCTCGTTCATGAGTCTGGTGTCGTGCTTGATATTGATAGTTATGAGAAGAGATCATCTGAGCCAAGTTACCATATGGAGATTGCCCCTGGTGGGATGGGCAAGATTAAGTTCACGGATCAACCCTCTATCAGCCCTGTCTACGGTGATCTGATTTCCATTGATACTCAGATCATGAAGGACTCTTCTGGAATTCAGGACTCTCTCATGGGAGTGCAGACTTCATCGAGAGAGCCTGGAGTTACGTTGAGGATGAGGCAGGAAACGGGGATGGCTGTCCTGTTTATCCTGTTTGATAATTATAGGGAAGCAAGGTTGCAAGCTGGAAAGCAGTTGTTATCACTGATCCAGCAGTACATTACGGATGAGCAGTTGATCAGGATTGAGGGTGAAGAAGGACTTAAGACTCTAAAAGTTAATTCACAGAAAGACCCGAACCAACCTGGCTTCAATGATATTTCTGTTGGTAGGTATGATCTTGTTCTTGATGATGCAATGGATAGTCAGACTATGAGGATGGCTATTCTGCAGATGTTGACTGAGTATAGTCAGAATAATCCCGGCTCCATTCCTCCTGACCTCATTATGGAGTATTCTGATCTACCTCCTTCTGCTAAGAAAAGAGTTGCGGATTACACTGAAAGGATGCTTGAAAGGGAAGAAAGAATTAAGATGGCTTCTGTTGAGGCATCCAGGTATAAGACAGCATCGGATACTGCTATTGCACAGGCAAGCCTGGACATGAAAGAGCAGTTAAGTGAGTTGACCGCAGGAGTAAAACTTATCATTGCTAGGATGAACTTGGCAGGAAGTAAGATGCAGGCCGATTCCACTGTAGACGCTGTTGCTTTGCAGAAGGACAAGGAAATGGAACAGGTTCTCTTAGAGAATCTACTTACTGAAAAAGAAGGAAGGGAGGAGTAGTTATGCCGTTCACGGAAGAGGAGTTAATGCAAATGCAGGAGGAAGTGGAAAGAGAAGCTGGTGCTTCGCCTGACGGTTTGGAAAAAGACTCCGTGGGAAAAGAGGGGGCTGATGGGGCCAAGAAGGAAGGTGAAGTAAAAGAGGGAGAAGAGGGAGCTAAGAAGGAGGGGGAAGAAGGAAAGGAAAAGGAGGTAAAAGAAGATGGTGGCAAAGTCGAAGGTGAAAAAGGAAAAGAAAAAGAGCCCGGCTCCAAAGACGGGGAAGAAGGCAAAAAAGAAGTAATTGAGGATGATGAAGAAGTGCGGGAGTTGCGTGAGCTTACGCGTTCCCAGAAGATTCAGTTGGATAGAGTACAGAGGGAATATGAAAGGGTAAACAAGCTCCTTAAGGAGAAAGGTCTCATTGATGAAGATGATGAGAAGGCTCGTAAGGATGCTGATGATACTGCCCGTGCCGTGTATGATCAGAGAGTAGCTGTCTTGGGTGACATGCTCGAAGTAATGAAGGTTAATCCTAAGTATGAAGATGTGGAAGAAGTTGTTTCACAAAGGAACTTCGATGATATGGTCACGGCGATGGCTAAGTTCCATGTAAGTAAAAATGGTGGCGATTTGAGCGAAGTTATGACTGAGGTTGAACGGGAAATCTGGGCGTTGCCGAACCCTTACAAGTATATGTATGACATGGTGAAGAAGTTTCACCCGGCATATGTTCAGCCCAAAGAGAAGGCCTCAATCATAAAGGAAGTTCAGGAGGCTCTGGGACAGAAACCTGATAGTGACGGCAAGGGGAAGGAAAGTGAAAAGGGTAAGGTCGAGACTAAGGGAGCTAAGATTAAGGACCAAGTTCCTAGTCTACAAGACTTACCTGGAGCGGGCGGAAAGGATGGTGGGGGATGGACCTCTGCCAGGATTGATGCGATGGATGAAGAGGATTTGCACACAGTACCTAGGGATATTTATGAAAAATATCTTGCTGGTGCGTTGCAATAGTTTAACTAATGATTTTACTTAAGGGAGGATTTTACAGTGGCTAACAACCCGAAGACGCAGTTTCTGACTAACGATGCCTTGACCAGGAAGAAGTGGGCTCGTGAGCTTTTCTCGGTGCTTCTTCCAGCAACGGAGTTTAACGATCTGACTGGCAAGGATAGTAAAGCGGTTATTCAGCTCAGAACTGAACTGGCAAAAGGGGAGGGGGATAGTATTACCTTTGGTATTCGGCTGCCCCTGACTGGTGAAGGTATTCAGGGAACTGATACGGTGGAAGGGAATGAAGAGAAACTGGTCTTCAAGAACTTCTCCTGTAAAGTGGAAGAACTTAATCATGCAGTTGATACTGGTGGGAAGATGGAGGAACAGCGCGTTCCTTATGACCTGATGCTTGAAGGTAAGAATGGGCTTCAGGATTGGTGGACGGATAAGCTGTCTACGTATGCTTTCGCGGTGCTTTGCGGGGATACGTCCTATAACATGGTAACGGGGAAAGGGGATTTTGGAACAGCCATTACTGCCCCGACTACCTACCATCACCTCACCATGAATGATGTGGCTGAAGCTAGCCTCACGAGTGCTGACGTGATGGATCTTACTTTCCTTAATAGGATGAAGCAGCGTGCGGAACTGCCGATTGCGAACACGAACTGTTATAAGGTTCGTCCTCTCAAGATTGGTGGTAAGAATTACTTCCGCGTGATTCTTCATACCTACGTTTTCGACGCCCTTCGTGAGAACACTAATGTGGGGCAGTGGGGTGATCTGCTTCGTAGTGCGAATAAGCTTGCTCTTCCCGGTGTGGAGATTGAGTACAACGGGATGCTTATTTCCAAGTCAGATCGTATTCGTACCCCTTACAGTAATATTTACCGAAATGTTCTTCTAGGTGCTCAGGCCGCTGTGTTTGGTTGGGGTGGTGCTGGCGACTCCAAGTCCACTACAATGTCCTTCGTTCCTTATCAGAAGGATGCAGAACGCTTCATGATGGTTCGTGGCGGAGGCATTTTTGGTATGGCTAAGACGGTGTTTAACTCGGAAGACTATGGTGTGATTGTTGGTTCTTCTTACGGTACGGCTCTTAGTTAGGAGGGTGTGATGGCTAACACGGATTTCTATACCAATGCTTTTGCGGACAATACTAGGCTGGCTAGAAGCAAGCTTATTATCAGTCCGTCTGACGGGACCTACAATATTATTAGGATTCCCAAGTATGCCTTCATAACCGATGTGTGGATTCAGGTTACTACGGCTGCTAATGTTGATCCTGATAGTTGTACGGTTGGCTGGCTTGGCAACGGTGAAACAGCTGTCACTAACGGCTTTATTACCACAGATGTTGCTGATCCCACCAATACGGGTCTCAAGAGGGCCCAGAAGGATACGGTTACCAGTTTCACTGGTAAGTATTTTTCGAGTGCTTCTGGTGCTGTTACCTTTACCTATGCGGCAGGTTCTGCCACCACACTGGGCATTTACAGAGTTTTCTGCTACTATGTCCTAATTCACTAAGGAGGTTTAAATGTCTACCACGACTATTATTCAGGATATTCGACGGACTGACCTCAGGACCAGTGTCCTCGAAAACCCGTACTGGATCACGTCGGCGCTGTTTGATGTTACGGATGGAGCTGCTCCTGATGATAAGGCTGTTGTGTTGTTTAGCTTTCCTACGGCTAGTCAGATTATCATTGTNNTCATTGTCGAGGAAGTGCTGATCCAGGTTACGACTGCCTTTACTGCAGGTACGACTATTGATGTTGGTTTGTCCACCCTGGCCACAGATGCTGTGACTACGGGTGGGGTTGTGACTGATGTAGACCAGGATGAGTTTATCAAGGCTGCAGATATTACGGCTACGTCTACGGCTGTTTATAGCCCGACCACTGGCAATACGTCTGATTGGTTGACTGCGAAGGTGGCCGGGACTTGGGCAGCCCCTCGTTACATTACGGGAGCTGCAACGACTGTGCCCTGTGTGACTCTTGAATGCTATAATACTAGTTCTGTGGCAGCTGGGAAATGCCGGGTTCACATGCTGATTACCATTATGCCCTAAGGAGGTTTAGTTATGTTGGTAACTGATTACAGGAGAACTGATCTCAGGACCAACGTGCTTGAGAAACCTTTCTGGCTCACGTCAGCCCTTGTTGAAGGGACTGATATTGAGGCGGCAACAAAGGGGGCCTCCATCACGGGGACTGGGATTGCAGCTGTCAGCAGCACCACGGATACCATTACTGATACTGGTAGTGGTTTTACGACGGGTGGCTTTCTTGACAGTGATGTTATTGCAGTAAGTGGCTTTACGGGAGAGACAGGGAACAACACCTTCTGGACCCTGGCTGGATCTAGTGGAGTCGCGGATGGAACTCTTACCCTGGTTGAAACGACTCTGGCTACTGACACGGCAGGAGAAAGCGTTACCATTATTACTCCTAATGCTAACGTGTTGTTCAGTTTCCCTACCGCGAGCCAGATCATTATTATCCAGGAAGTTGTAATTGAGGTTATTGCTGCATTCACCACGAATACCAGTATTACTGTTGGTTACGGAACCTTGGCTACGGATGCAGTTACGAGTGGTGGGGTGATCACGAGTGTTGACATGGATCGTTTCCTGGCTTCCACGGATATCACTGCTACCACGATTGGGAACTACAGCTCATCGGGAAGTGCTTGGGCTGTGGATAAACTGGCAGGAACGTGGACTACGAACAGGTATCTGACTGGTGCGGCCACGAGTGTTCCTGTCATTTACGCGGCTGTTGCAAATATGACTAATGCAGCCCCGGCTGCCATTGCTGCCGGTTCGTTCCGAGTGCACATGCTCGTAACGCTTATGCCTTAGATCATGTTTGGGAGAAATGTCAAAAAATGACACATAACTCGGTTGTCTGCCTGGAGTGTAACGTGCGATATATAAGCCCTATCATTATTCCTTCCGGCACAGCACTTCAGGCAGCAACCCTTTCCTATAGGTGCTTGGGATGACTTACGCGGAATTGCAAAGGGAAGTTAAAGGAGTTGTCAAGGACACAAGCGCGAATATACTTGTTTCCATTCCTGACTTCGTTAACGAAGCGGTGCAGTGGGCTGCTGAAGAAGCGAACATTCCTTCGCTGAAAGCGCTGTTCACAGTAACGACCTCAACAAGTACCTATTATGTTAGCATGCCCTCGAACTTTTCAGGAAGGCTATCGTATGTGGGAGATACAAGTGGGCAGTATACGATAGTTGATGGGGGGCTAGAGGATTTGATTGCTAAGAAACTCGATGTGACGTTAGTAGGGGATATTGAGTACATTGCTCATGAAGGAAATACGCTGTATTACTTGCCTATTCCGGCGACAGCAGTTACCCTGACTTGCATTGGTTATAATGTCCCGGCTACGCTAACTGAAGACAATGATACTCCTTCAGATATTCCCGAACTCCTGCACAGAAGGCTTCTTGTTAACAAGGCTGCAGAACTGGCTTACAGTGTGATTGAGGCAGGAGAGACTGATGAGAATAAGATAAACACCAAGCTCTTTATGGGGTTAGCCCAAGGTGGGCTGGATTCTCTTAGGGCTTGGGTTGTAAGACGAAGGTCCAATGTTGGAACGTCCTGTTGGAGAGTGTAATGGCTAAGACAGTCACATTGTACTCCAAGACGAATGGTCTGAACAATTATGCTGATCCTACAAGGATTATGTATGATATGCAGTCCGGTACGATTGATCTGGCAGAAGCCTACAACGTGGACGTAGACTCTAGTGGTAGGCTTAGCATGAGGAAGGGTTTTACAGCTACAGCAAGGACGGAGGAAATTGGGAAAGTTTTTTGCAAGGGAGGGGAGTGCTTGTTTGTGAGTGGGAGTGTTCTGTATAAACTCAATGAGGATTATACAAGAACTTCCTTGAAGACTGGGCTAACGTCTGGATTGGAAATGTATTATGAGCAGGTTGGGAATAGGATTTACTATTCCAACTATGTGGAAAGAGGGTATGTTTTGAATGGGGTAGCTTATGATTGGGTGGTGGGGACTTATGTAGGCCCGACCACCTACAAGGTTTTCCACGATCCCCCTCCCTGTTCCATTATATGTTTCCATTCTGGCAGACTTTACCTTGTTAGCGCAGATGTTATCTGGTACAGCGAGCCTTTTGCTTATGGGTGGTTTGACACAGCAAGAAGCTTTATCCCACTTGGCTCGAATATAAGAATGTTGTGTAGTGTTGGGAGTGGAATGTTTGTGGGGTTGGAGGATGGAGTCTGGTTCTTGAATGGAACCACTCCTGCCAGTTTCTCTTTTGCAAAAGCGGCAGATTCTCCTGTTGTATCTGGAACAGATGTAGTTGGGTATGGGGTAAAATTGGGAGAAGGTGGTGTGTCGGGCTCTGTTGCTTTCTGGACTGCTCAGGATGGGATTTATGCAGGCTTTCCTAGTGGGGAAGCAAAGAACTTGACTAAAAATAGGTTGGTGTTCCCGGCAAGTGCTAAGGGTTGTGCCGTGCTTAATGGGAATAAGTACTTGACTCTTTTAAGATAGTGAGGTGATGTTATGTCTTTGCAGCTTTCTACAGGACTTCGGAATTACATGCTTGGAGGTGTCCCGGCAAGACACGTTGCCACTATTACCGGGACTGGTATTGCAGCAGTGGATGGTGTAGCAAGTGAAGATAGCTTTACTGATACTGGTAGTGGCTTTGTGACAGCAGGATTTATTGTTGGTGATGCTGTTATGTGTTATGGCTTTACTGGAGGCATGGCTGCTATTCACGGGCCTTTTACTTTAACTAGTGTTGAAGCTGCCACGATGAAAGTAGCAACAGGAAGTTTGGCTGATGATGCAGCAGCTGAAAGTGTTACGNNTGGCGGTTCTTTGCGTGACGTTTTCAAACGTGGAGTTCTAAAGATTTATACAGGGACTCAGCCTACAACGGCAGATTTGGCTGCGACGGGAACGCTTCTTATTACTATTTCTGTTGGAAGTGGAACATTTATTTCTGGTGCAGTTACGAATGGTCTGGAATTTGGATCTGCTTCTAGTGGTTCTATTTCTAAGTCATCTGCGCAGACCTGGTCCGGTGTAGCTGTTGCAAGTGGAACGGCTGGATGGTTTAGGCTTTATGCTAATGCTACGGATGCTGGGAGTATCAGTACGTCCCTGCCTAGGATTGATGGTGCTGTTGCCACAAGTGGGGCGCAGTTGAACATGTCCTCGACGACTATTACCAGTGGTGCAACGACTACGATTGATACGTTTACTATTACGTTGCCTGCCGCGTAAGGAGTAAGGAATGGCCTCCGTAACGCTTTATCCTAGAGCTGATTCATATACTCCAGTTTGGTTGACCGATGGGACTGGGTTTACCACGGCATCCACTGGATATGTTGGGGGTAGTGGTTCTGTTGGAGTATTCTATAGATCCGCACTACTCTTTCAGCCTGCTGCTATCCCACAAGGCTCTACGATTAATTCAGCTACGCTTACGTTGACAGCTGTTAATAACTTATCCGGTGTTACGGTTAATCTGGCTATTTATGGGAATGATACGGATTCTGCTACAGTGGTAACTTCGGCTGGAAGTGGTAATTCTAAAGTTCTTACTTCATCCTATGTACAATGGTCTCCAGATGCATGGACGGCTGGTACTAGTTATGATGCTCCAGATCTGTCTACAGTAATACAGGAACTTGTAGATAGAAGTGGGTTTGGTAGTTATACTTATATACAGCTTCTTATTCGAGATAATGGATCTACGGATAAGGATGCTAACAGGGATTATTATAACTACCACAGTGGGATTAATTATCCTAAACTTGTAATTGATTTTTCACCTCCAAGTGCAGGTACTTACACGCTAATTCCTGGCGTAAGTGCTGATGATGGTCGTTGGACTAGTAGTACGTTCAATAGTGGTGATGCAAACATTTTCATTGGTGTGTCTGGCAGTACTTATAAGGGATTTTTTCGTTTCCCTAATGTGCATATTCCAAGGGAAAGCACTGTTTTAAGTGCTTATTTAAAACTTTCTCATTATAATAGTATTACTTGGGGAGCTGGGTACGAACCTGTAATCACAATAAAAGCTAATGATTCTGACTACGCCGAAGCTCCAACAAATTATACAGAAGCTAATGCACTAACTTTAACTACAGCTGCGACTGTATGGACAACAGATGGTTCGTTTACTGCTGGAGAAGTCTTAACTACAGATGATATTTCTGATGTAGTACAAGAAGTTATAGATAGGAGCGAATGGGCTACTGGCAATCCAATACAGTTTGTTTTAACGAATAGTAAAGCTTCTTATTTACAGGTTAGCTCTTTTGATGATACAACAGCAGAATACTGGCCACAATTAGTAATAACTTATGCATCAAGTGTAGCGACTTTTACAGGTGATGCTACCTTTTCATTGCCTGTATTAACAGCAGATTTTTCAGCGTCTGTACTTGATGCTTATGAAGGTGACCTTGACGTAACACTTCCTAGTCCAGCCTTTGTTGGCTGGGCAACTGTAAAAGAAGGAAATGCTTGTATTTTCCCAGCATTGACCTGTGATGCAACAGGGAAGTTAGGGGAAATTATAGAGGTCGATCTTCCTGCCCTGACTATTAGTGCAAAGGGTGGGCAGCTAAACATGGCGACGGGAGATATGGATCTCTCTGTCATGACGTGTTTGGCTTACTCAGGAACACATGGGGAGATGGATGTTGATGCTCCCTTAATGACGGTTACAGGAACGGTTGGGGAAGGGATTAGTATTACCTTGCCTGCGTTGACCTGTAGTAGCACGGGAGTGGTGGGTGTCTCAGGAACATTGACTATTACCCTCCCTGCCCTGACTATGGATTCTCCGGCTTATGCAGGGACAACAGGGGAAGGGGATATTGTTTTGATTGCCCTTACCTGTTCAGCATCTTCATATACTGTTCCTATTGGAACGCTGTCTTCAACATTGCCAGTTGCTTTTATGAGGGCAACAGGGTTTATTTCTGATAGGTTTGCTTCGACGGTTTTGAGGTACACTAGACCATGAATACTTTAGGGATGTGCCTTAATATAGAAAATAATGCCCCGACCCAATACTCAAACTTTGCCTTTACAGGTTTGTGTTTGTTTAACAGCGTTGTCTTGGCAAGTGGGAGTAGTGGTATTTTTACTTTGGACGGGATTACTGATAATACGATAAACATTTCAGCATGGTTTAAAACTGCCGCTGTTGACTTTGGTTTTGTTAAAAGTGTGAAGTTAAGACAGATTGTGCTTGCGGGGTACTTGAGTGGTAAGCTGCAGGTGGATGTTTACTATGATGAAGTGTTAAAAGACACTTACTATGTTGACCCGTTGTCAAGTGGTGGTTATAGGACTGTTTATTTAAACGCTGAGTCTGATTCTTGTGGTGAGTTTGTTGCAATAAAAGTGACAAATCTGAGTGGATCAGATTTTTCAGTTGACCGTATTAACGTCGTTCCTATTGAAGTTGTTAACAATGTGACTGGTTACACTTTGGGAAGGGTTAAAGTTGATACTCCTGACATAACGGTGAGTGCAAGTGGAAGTTGAAACTAGAAAAGTCTTTGTTCGTGGGGATATGGACAAGGCTAAAAGCATGGTTCAGGTTATCAACAGGCAGTTGATGCAGCTGAAGACTGCTATGTCTTTCGCGGACTTGAAGCAGTACTCTAGTGTGTGGGAGTATGCTGATGGTACGGCAGTGAGGTGTGTAGGGGTATTTGGGCAGTTCTTTGTTGATGTGTTCTGTCCTCAGGAAGTTATTAAAGTTGGGAACGTTGTTTCTGCAAATCCTGTTGTTGAAGTTGTTTCTGAAGAATTGCTTAATGGTTTTGCTATTGTGTACATAATAAATTAGGCTGAGTATGTTGTAGATGGTAATCTATCTGTTGCAACTTATAGTGATAGATTTGCACCGAAAACTAGTTATACAATCACTAACTCTAGTAGTGGTATACTAGGAGTTTCATGGTCAAAATCTCTCGAAGCCTGTGTCTTTGTTCAGTACGCTAATAGTAGTGGACTTAATGTTATAAAAGTTATAGATAATAAAGGTAAGGTAATAAGAAACCAGAATATATACGGTGGGTACTTTCTTGGAAATATATCAGTAAAGGATGATTGGCACTATATGATAGGGTGGGGAGCTTATCGTCCTTCTGTTCTTTTAAAAGTTAACGTAGATACTGGAGCAACTGAGTATACTTATCTTACTTTGCCAAAACCAAATTATCCATATGTATCACAAAATGAGATCTTTGTGCAGTTTGCTACTAGATTAAGTGATGGAACTGTGGTGTATTGCACAGAGTTTGTTATAGAGAGTGGTGGAGTTAGAACTTGGAATAATGAGTTTACTTACAAATACTTAGATGGTACTATTGTTGTGGTTCCTATATATAGTTATGTGGAAGGTAATGTTACTGATCGTTTAACAGTTACTAGTATAGTAGAATGTGGAGATAGGCTAGCATATGTTGCTACTATAGGTAGATATGGAGGTCCAGAGTATTCGTCATGTGAATTAAGGCTATGTAATATTTATACACCTGATGACTATACTGTGTTAGTTGTAGCGGATCATATTGAAATAACTGCATCTCACCTTGCAGGAGATGTTGATATTATAGCTAATCAACTTGTCAATTTATATTATTCAGATGTGCTTGAAGTTTTGTTTATTCAGCAACTAGTTGCAATGGAGTATGAATATGACTACGTATGGGATGGTGACTTCATAGGATGGATAGGCACTAACAGGCATTTAGTAATCAATTATGGCTACATAGCTAAGGTAGATTTAGATGGTACTGTAACTAAACTTGCAGAAAATCTAAATTCTTCTCAGTATTACTGGTTTACAGATACAGTAGTTGAGATATAGTAGGAGGTACAAAATGGCACTTGACTTTACCAGTAACACGACAGAAATAAATGAAGCCTCTAATATAGTAAGTTCACTTATTTACAGTAAGTTCAACGAGGCTACTTCGTATGCTTCGGCATCTGTGACTAATGCACAGACAGCATTGGCTAGCATGGCTGCTGCATTTCAGAGTTTAAGTGCAGTCACGTTTACCCCCGTTGACTTTGACCCTGTTAGTCCGAACATTACTTCTAGTATAAGCAATGCTATTCTGGACGTCGGGACTGTGGGGACAAGTGCATTCACGGAGGACTTTCCTGGTAATATCATAGCAGTATCTGCGGATTTTCAAGCAAGAATTGATACTTACCTTGCCCTCGTTGACTCTTTGTTGGTTAGTATTACGGAGGGGAATGCCTCTGTTGAAGCACTTATATATGACAGGGCAAGGCAAAGACAGGAAATACAGAACTTGGCACAGTATACAGAGGCTGAAACATTCTTTTCAGCAAGGGGATTTGCTATCCCGACGGGAGCGTTGGTAGGTAAACTGCAGGAAATTAGCATTGAAATTGAGAGAAACAATGCTAATCTTAACAATGATATTCTCGTTGAGGCTGCTAAGCTTGCTCAGTCAAATGCCATGTTTGTAATTGAGAAGCAGACGTCAGTTCTGCTTGAAGAAATGAAGACAACTATTGCCTTGATTGACAATTATAGCAGGACGGCAATTAATGAGTACATAGCTAAGGTTGATGCGTATAAGGCTCTGATTCAGGGTAAGCTTGGAGATCTGGAAGCACAGGCAAAGGCTATTAGTGCCAGGGCAGATGCTATCAAGGCTTTGGCTTATGTAGAGTCTGTCGGGGTTGAGGCACAGGTTAAGAATGCGGAGATTACCCTGGCCAATGCTAAGGCAGCGGCAGAAATTGCTATTAAGAATGCTGAAGTGGAGATTGAGACTAGTCTTAGGACAAGAACGGCAGGGTTGGAAGCGTATAAGGCAGCAGGACAGATCATGGCGCAGTTAGCTGCCAGTGCATTGACTAGTGTTAATGCTTCTGCCAGTATGGGCTTTAGCGGGAGTGTTTCTGATGGGTACTCTGCTAATGTTCAGTACACAGAATCTGACTCTAGGTCTACAAGTGAGTCGGAAAGTATTATTCATACTATTGACGAGACTGTTTCAACCTAAGAAGGAGAACGAACATGGCTATGTATATTGACAGAGATGCAACGAGGGCTATCGGAAGGGCAAGAGGGGATCTGGAACGAGAAGTTGCAAGGATGAGAAATGAGGGTGTGCTGCAAGCTACGGCTATGCAGTATGGTCCGGGTGGAGCAAGTGACAGGGAGTTGGCCCAGAGAAGCGATGTTGCTAGAATGCAGTATGGGCCTGATAGTGCTGCAATGATAAGTGCAAAGGCTGAANNCTTCGAAGGGCACAGGCAGCGGATTTGGGTGAAGAGTCCCTAACCAAGAGAACTTTTAGGCCGTATATGGAAAGAATGGCTCAGCGATCAGAAGGTTATGATAAAGCCCGACTTCCATATGATTTGATGGGTAAGTATATGGATTTTGCTGCAGGATATCAGGGACTGTATGGGGTGCTTCCTCCTAGAGAGGGTGGGTTTCCTAAGATTTCTGAAAAAGTAGGGCTTCCTGGTACAGTAGCAAAGCCTGTGATTAATGCTAACTATGCCCCTTGGTATAGAAAAGGGCTGCAGGAAGGTAAAAAGCCTGGGGCATTTACTACTCCTCAAGAAGAAATGGATGAAACAGGTTCTCGTTTTGTTAATCGTGTTGCTAGGTGGCGCTACGGATTTTAAGCTTTATAGTTATTTAGGAGACTGAAATGCCTTTAAACTATACAAGAATGTTTGCTCTGCCCGATGAACGCACTCCCACTCTGGATGCTCTCATGGCGCAGCGTGCTCACGAAAGAGCTCAGATAGAAGATGCTAGGAATAAGTTTCTTTCTGATCCTTCCAACGTGGAGAAGATTCTTTCCCATTGGGCTCACAGAAATTTGCCTGAGAAGGCAGCAGGTAAGATTGCTGTTGGAGCACCGTTGGCTAAGATAGAAAGTAAGATTCCTGAAGATGATCCTAGAAAGGGATTGGCTTCTAGTGTGTTGATGGATTCTATGGACATTATAGCCCGAAGTCCTGGAGTCCATCCTACCAAGGCTCTTGCTGATGAGTACGTTAATAGGTATGCTAAACTAGCAGAAGGGGATAAACTGTATAAGTTTATTAGGGAATCAAATTCTGCCCTGTATGGTTCCCCTGTAGCTACGGCTCCTGGATATGAGCAGTGGAAGAAAGAGGAAGATAAGAAGAAGCCTGAGTGGGAATGGACTAATCCACTTGCTTCATTTGGTTTGGGGGCAGGGTTTAGTGCGGTCGGGGGATTAGCTGGTAAAGCAGCAGCAAAGGGAATGCTTGGAAGGGTTGGGGCAGGGTTGTTTAGAGCTCCCGTTCCTGGTCCCTGGGGTTTAGCTACCAAAGCAGTTGGTGCGGGGTTAATGGCAATCCCTGCGTTTGCCGCTTTTGACGTTCCTTCAAATATAATTCGGAGAAGTGATTGGGCGCAGGATAGGCCCTGGATGACTCTTGGGGCAGAGTTGGCACTCGGTACAGGAGCTGCAATTTCTGCTGAAAAAACGCTGTTAAAAGGAACTCAAAAGGTTCTCGAGAAGTCTAAGTTGTTTGAAATGTCTGCCCTAGACGTCTTTAATGACCCAAGTCTTGCTCATATGAATAATTACTTTGGGGCGCATAGGGACTTGTTCAAAGCAGAAGATAGGCTTAAAAAGGATGTGTTTGAGGCGGAAAAGTTTTGGGCTGGTATCAATCCTGCAGTAGCTACTGTTGGCCCTGCCCGACCAAGAGAATGGTCAATTATTGACACGAAACTGGTTAATGATCTGGTTTCTAAGGGAATGGATCCTGAAGAAGCAGCAACGAAAGTGGCTGCTCTGTCCACAAAACGCAGTGAAAAACTATTCAATGAGTCTACAAAAAGGGAATGGGCTGAAGCAAACCAGCAAAGGGTTGAAGAGTTTAAGACTCTGTTCGCTGACAGGGTTGCTAAAGAACCCGATGCCAGTCCTCAAGTTATTGCACAGCAGATTCGTGAGGAACAGGACTTCCTGTGGAATACTTTCAACCAGAATAAGATTATAGATGACGCTGTTAATGGGTTTTCTCCTGTTTTGTCTAAGGAAAGGAAGATTAATCCTGTCCTGTTAAGAAGGGAGCTCAGTCAGAGAGGAAAAGAAACAGATGCTATCCTTGAAAAGCACGTTTTCGACTACGAAAATCCCACAGACTTTGCTAGCATGCCTAAGTCTGAGCTAGTAGGGAGGGTAGTTGAGCTTAACAATGCAAGGGTAAGAGGGTTAATTACTGAGGATATGTTTAGGAATCTGTCCTATCTACCCGAAAAGGCTATGAGGGAACGGGGGATTGCAGGAAAGAAACCTATTGAATTTCTTAATACTACAGTTAAGGATATAGAAACTCCTGCTGCAGCTAATGCTTTAAGTAATGAGGCAGAAAAAGCTATTTTTGAAGGTGATGTACAAAGGTATAATGATGTTCTTTTGCACTATATTTATACAGGAACTGGTAAGAATGCAGATGAGGTTCTGAAGAAACTTGAACCTATTGTTAATACGGAGACAGCAAGAGCGTTATTCCAGAAGGATGGAGACGACGTAACTAAGGCTATTCAGAAGCTTACGCAGGGTGATCTTGGTGCTACGAAGAAGGCATTGAAAAAGGATCTGGCAAATGGAATTGGCAAAGATGAATTCTTTGCTAAGTATGGAAAGTTAGGAGCCTTTGCTGGTGTTGGGGCTGTTGCGATGGGGTTAAACCTTTCAAGTCCCGATGAAGCCAATGCAGGTATTACACAAGTTGCCCTGAATGCTTTTCGTCAAGCTGCCCCAAAGGCAACCCAGGATGAGTTGCTGAAGAAAATGGTAGAGAAAGGATACGGTGGGGGAAAGCTAACTGCTGATGGGTTAGGAGTTGATAGATTTACTAAGTCTATTAATTTTACTGACGTTCACGGAAGGACTCCTGATATTTATGAAGATGTGGCTAAAGAAAAGTTCAGTAAGTTTTGGGGGGCTGTTCTTACCCCCGGTGCTATCGGACAGTTTATCTTTAAGCCTTTCTCTAGTGCTCAACCTATTGTAGCATCTAAGACGCAGACTGCTATTGTGAATGCGGATTTGTCAGTAAGGGCTGTACAAAATATCCTGAGAGGTTTTGGGGACGATTCTAAGAATATTGCAAATACATTTAGGCCTCTTGTTGATAAGTACTCTGTTGACCTACATAAGTACGGAGAGTTAAAGTACCAACTTGGTCTTTATGATCAGGTTCTGTCTGGCAAATATAGACCTGCAGAACATGGAACAAAGATGGATTTGCTTAGTAAAAAGATTAAATACGCTAAAAAGGGAAAGGGAAAGTTATCTCCTGAAGACGAAGCCTTTAGAACTATTATTGAGGATCAAAGGGACGGAGTTTTAAGGATGCTTGAACCGTTAGAAGGAGTCGCTAAAAATTATAACCAAGAGTACTTAGATGTTGCTAAGCAAGCAGCAAAGCTATACCCCGGAGCAAGGATTTTCTACGCAGCTAATGGAATGGGGATGGACTTAGCTGATCCCTGGGTACGGAATCTAATGAGTCATGAAGAACAACTAGCAGCAGGAAGAATTAAGGATTTGCTAGGTTTGTATGGGGAAAGAGCTAGGGGTGTTGGCCTTGAAACTATTACCAGTAAGGACTTTATGCACTATGTATCTCACCCAGATACAGACTGGAAAAGGTTGGCAGATGAAGTAAAAACTATTACCCCCGATTCCCAGACTGGCATTCAAATGGCTAAATTCCATAGGCGTGGATTTGATACTCTTCCTATGATGCCAAGTGTGCATTATGCTATGAAAAGGTATATTCCAGATGCAGAACTTAGAATGGAAATGGCTAGCTTCTGGAATGAGTGGAAGCCTTTTATGAGACAGGCACAGCAGCAAGGATATACTGGTGTGTCGGCTTATATGGAGCACTTGGCTAAAGGCTTCTCTCCTGAACAGTTTCATTCTAACTTGGACAAGTTGGCTAATAACGTGCAGATGTTTGAAGTGGGGAGGTTGATTTCTCTGAGTCCTTCTGTTGGCTTCAAGCATGCAATGAAGGTTATGGCTAACATTGCCCTTGGAGGCGTTGTTAACGCTACTGTTAACTTGCCCAAAGCCCTTCCTATTTGGAAAGATATGAAAATGTACCAGTTCTTTGGTGATGTTCCTGTCTCTATGAGGAGTGATTTAGCCAAAGCACATATTGGAGGAACTCAGTTATTCCTTACAATCAGTGATATGCTCCCTGCAACATACCAAAAAGGCCCGATGAGCCAGGGTCTAGAGTGGTGGAATAAGTGGACTAATGGTATTGTTAACAATATTGAAACTATTGACCGTGGTTTCTCCTTTTCGTCTGCAGTTGCTATGGCAGCCAAGCAAGGAATGACCCCGGCACAGGCCAGTTATCTTATCCATGATCTTATCCTGAAAGCGAATTTCTTAAGTGGAATTCATAACCCGACATGGCTAAGAGATCCTAAAACTAGACTGCTGTTCCTCTTCCAGGGAACACCCTTTAAAATTGCTGAACAGAGAGCAATTACTGCTATCAAAGGAGGTGGTGCATTTGCTGATGCTGGCAGAGAGTTATTTCGCCAGATGAAGGCAGACAGAAAAGAGGGAGCAAAAAGATTCAGAATGGGCTTAGTGTATGATGCGTTGACAGCACCAAAGGACTTGAATGGAGTTTCATACGCAGGGCAGTTAACAAGGATGATCTTAACAGCGGGGGCTGCTATTCAGACAGGGAAGCTTCTGGGAGATGTGGATATTGGAGAGCAGGTTTTTCATGTTCCCTTTACTACTACGCGGCATAGTGAACAAAGTCTTGCCCTGGCCATGAACCCTATGTTGTCAGCTGCTTATCAAACTTTAACTTCAAAGGACGATGATGCTGACAGTGCAACAGAAGAGTTTATTAAGAAGTGGTTGCCAACTGGCCCGATTCCAAATAACATTATGAAAGCACAAAGGCTAACGCGGGATGACATTCCGGAGATTTATAAGGACTCTAAGTTTAAGTACTTCTTCGGGCTGAAGGGGACAGAAGAATAAGTTGTGTCAATTTTTGACATTTCTCATAATGTCATTTTTTGACAATTCTCACAAAGGAGGAAGTTAAGATGATTAAGCTCCGTAATACTGGCACTGTTACTTTCGCTACTGGCACGATCTCTGCGAGCGGATCATACACTTCCGATGCCTTTGACTGTAATCAGTTGTCGGGGTACTTTTCCCTACAATGGACAGTTACGGGTGACGGGACTATGAAAGCAGAGGTTCTGACATCAAACGACGGGACTACCTTTAATGATGTGGATTCAGATATTATTACGGCACAGACTAAGACTAGTGGAGTGAGTGGGACTAATATGGCCTCTTTTGAAGTTACTCCATGTAACCAACTGAAAATAAAGTTTACTGAAACGGGTGGGGCAAGTAGTATTGCTGTTGCTGTCCGCTTTCGGGCTTTCTAGGAGGTGTTATCATGGCTTGGAATGAATATAGGTATCTTGGCAAGAACAATGCAAGCAATGATGTTGACACTACCCTAGTTGCCTCTAATGCAGATGGCACAGTACTTGAAAGGCTTGAGTGGATTCAGGTTGCTTTGGGTGGTACTGCAATACAGTTGCGGGTGCAGCAGTCTGCGAGTGGTGTTGTAGAAGAAACAGATATTATTCGCTTCGCAGTCGGTCTTATGGATATGGACTCCGGGGCCATTGCAAGTGCTAACATTGATATTACCAGCATCACGCAGACAATGGAAAGAAGTAGGAATGGAAGTGCTTACTCTGCTATTTCTGATCCTACTGTCTCGTTCTCTAAGTCTGATGGCCTTGTCTACATGGACTATGAGTTCAAGGCTGCTCAATGGCAAGTCGGGGATATGTACAGGATGAGTTTGAAAGGTATTACCTGTACTATCGCCGGAGACACTGCCTATGTTCCAGCGATGATCTGGAACAACATAGTTGTCGAGGCAGAGGATCTGACTAATAACACGCAGTATTTGTATGGTGTGGCAGATAGTGGAACTGTTTACCCTACCAAGGTTGTTGATAACTCTATCCTGTCTATTCTGATGACCAAGCAGAGTGGTGGGAATACAAGTGACTTTGACAACTCCACAGATTCACTTGAAGCCATGAGTGATAAAGTTGGTGGCTGGACTGGTGATGGTGGAACGGATTATAATGATTCTATCTATGCTAACCTCATCATGTTGTCTAAGTATATTGCTGATGGTGATGGGGATTTTGCTACAGGTTCTGCTTTGCCCTCGAATGTTGCCCTTTATGATGTGACGGGAGCATTTTCTGGTGAT